AATTGACAGAAGTAGAGAAAAAGATTAGTATAAATGATGTTTATAAATATCAAGCGCATATAGATAAAGAAAAGTTTATCCAATTGTATCTGATTGGTCCTATAGAAGGAAGACCTTATTTTTTATAAAAAACATTATATTACAGATTTAATTATTATAGATGTATTTTGTAAATAACAATTCTTTTTTTTGTTAAAATAAATATATATAGTTAAGGTAGATGACAACAAATAAAACGTCTAAAGCTACTGTAGATGCTATGGCGGCTCTGTTATCTAGCGTTCAAGATACCGTAGGTGTTCCCCTCGAGTCATATATTACCAATTTCTTAATATCCCCAACCTCTGCTAATTATAGTCTTATGAAAACAATGATTGCCAGTCAATTTTTACCCGATGCTAAAAAAATTTCTACTTCGGCACGAATTTTAGTTGCTGAATCGGATGGGTCTGTTGTATACGATAGTAAACAGACTCCTGCTGTTGGAACTGATAATAACCTTTTTACTAACATCCGTAAACTTAAAACTACCCCTACTGCAGACAATATAATTGAGTATTTGATAAACGAAAATCACGCTAGTCGAACATCATATTTAGCTGCAATGTTATCTACTAGTGGTAGAGCTTACACTATTAAACCATCTAATAGTACTGGTACTCTGCAATTTTATGTTGCTTTGCGAATGGGCGCGTCTTCATATGAGCCTTATGGTGTTGTGATTATTAGTTGTGATATTATTTAAACAACATAGTATACATATAATATTATATATTTTATATATTATAATATTATATTAATACATCTTATTTTATAGAATTATTTTATTTTTATATTATAATTTAATTTAAATATATATATAATGAGTTATCCTGATTTTGATTTTGATGGTTTATCAAAAACCATATTTGATATAGATATAGACAGTAATATAAACGGTAACAATGATAGTTATAGTAGATTACAAACGCCATTCGTTACCACAAACAATAATGTAATATCAGATATTTGTTTTGTTGCGGGTACACCTATTACAACAAACCAGGGAATTATTTCAATTGAACATCTTAATCCTAATATTCATACAATTAGAAACAAAAAAATAATAGCAATTACACAAACTATTAATTGTGATAAATATTTAGTATGTTTTGAAAAAGATTCTTTAGGTAAAAACATCCCTTCTCAGAAAACGATTATGAGTAAAAACCATTGTATTTTACATAAAGGAAAAATGAAACAAGCAAAAGAATTTGTTTATAAATATGACAATATTAAAAAAATAAAATATTCAGGAGAAATTCTTTACAATGTATTATTAGAAGAACACGAAAAAATGGTTGTAAATAATATAATATGTGAAACGTTACATCCGGATAATTGGGTTGCAAAAATATACAAAGATTTATTACCTAAATGTAATGCAAATCAACAAAATATATGTATTAAACAAATAAATGAACGTGTTAAAAATGTTCTTCAAAGAAATAATATGAATAATAGAAATAAATTATAGATTCTTTTTTGCCAAACGATATGCTTTCCTCGTATGATTACAACCTTCTTTTAAAATGCTAAAATCTACTTGGGATGCTTTTCCTCCCGTAATTGCACTTGCTAAACGCGCGATTCCCCAGCTTTGTGCAGTTTGATTGGGTCTTGAACCAGAAGAATAATAGGCTCCTTCTCCTTTGTTGACTATTTTTTTCAGAGAATCAATAGAACATCCTGTTTTCTTTGCAAGTTCTCTACTTGGTAAAATATTATCAATATTATAAATTCTTTTTGCGTTTATAACATGTTTGGATGGTTTACTTTTAAAAGAATGTAACCTTTTTCTGGTAAAGAATTGTTTATTTTTATACAATTTTCTTGACCGTAATATCATATTTTTTTGTTTCATTTTATCTTTTCTTGATAAAGAAAAAGGAATATATCTTCTTGGAATATTATACATATTATATAATTAAATAAAATATAATCTTCAAACAATGCACATTTAAATAGAATTAATAATAATAAAAATATTATTATTAATTTTTATGATTTTTTATAAAGTATGAATTATTATATTTAAGCGGTGACAGACGCAACTGGCTCAACCTTGACATTCTTGTAGAAATGAGGACTCATATATCTCTGCAAGTTAAAGTAAGTCAACTCTTCGCCCTTTTGGAGCTTCAAAAGAGAAAGAAGCTTGGAATCAGGATTGATCTTTCGTCCATTGTTGCTATCCTGAAGATTGTTTGCACGGATATAAGCATTGATATCACGAGTCACTGCCGTTCGTGCCATTTCAGTTCCTGACTCCTTTCCAAGGAAAGTAGCCAACTCATCGCTGATACGAGTCGGCTTCACAAATCCACTGGGAGAACGGTTAGGATTGTTTCTCTTGACACGAAACCCCTTCTTCTGTGCATTCTTCAAATCACGAGTCCACTTCTTCTCAAGCACACGGAACTCTGTCTTCAATTGAGAAATCAAGACACCGGTTTGTTGAAGCTTAGAAAAGAACTCCATTGATTGCTCAACGGGGAGTGCACCAAGTCCATTCTCCAACACAATATTCTCCTCAACCACTTCAGGAATAACAGGAATTTCCTCCTTGGAAGGAGTCGTCTCAATCACAACCTCATTCGTCTTTGAAGATGACTTCTTAGTTCGGGTTGTCTTGGGAATAACTGGTTCAGTTTTTGTTGTAATATTCTCAACAATAATTGATTCAACTTGTTCAGTCGCTTGCTTGGTTGCAGGAGTCTTTCTGGGCATTTTATAATCTATCTAAACAATTTCTTTTTAAGTGTTTTAACGCATAAATATATATAATTTTGTTATTGATGCAGCATTCAAAACAATTTTATAATTTTATAAAAAATTATAAAAAATATAAAAAATTATAATTTTTATAAAAAATTATAATTACTAATGAACAACTGATTGATGTAACCATGGCAAAGTGGTTGCAGCTGTTGGTGAAACCAATGTTAATGCGGCTAAAATATAATAACATCCTAATATTTTATGATCATTATCAATTCCCAAATATGCTAATTTCTCTAAAATAGATAATATTTTACTTTGCATAATGATAATATTAGATTCGTTCACAATATTCATTCTTTCTATACACGAAAATAGGTATCCTCTTGGAGGGCAAATTTTCATTTTTGTTTCTTCAGATAAATTCGCTCTATAACTCCAAATGTCATAAAGTTCTCTATAATATCTAATTAATTGTGTTCTGGATAGAGAAAGAAACCAAATGGGATCACTATAATTTCCCAATGAATTAATGTGTTGAAATATATCTAATGTTTTCAATTCAATCTTTTTCTTATTACTGATTTCGTTTATATTTTCAATAATAACATTTATAGGCATTTTAATAGCTTTGCAAATGTTGATAATTTGTTTAATATTATTTATAGTAGTTGGATGAATCGGTTGTCTGGTGTAAGGATTCGTTGGTTCTTTTGATGATTTTATAATCAAGTTGTAAATAGAAATAATATTAAATCCATATATTTTTCCATCATCTTCTTGATAGCTAAAAAAATCAAGTAGAGAAATTTGTGTTATTTCATCCATTGTTAAAAAGTCTTCTGTGTTTACACATTTTTCTCTACATTTTATTGCAGGACCTCTTAAATGAATCATTTTTCTAACCAGTTTTCCTCTAAATAATCTCTGAATCTTAATAATATATTTTGAAGATTTTAAAAAATAATATAATCGGTTAATTAAATCATTTTTATTTCCATTTATTTTTAATTTGTATTTTTTTAATTGTGTCTTAAGAAAAATATTTGTATAATTTACTGAATTCAAATTTTCATAATTGGTTAAATCTAAATCAGAGAAATTGTGTTTGATTTTATATGCATTTATATTATAATCAACGTTGTCGTTAAATATTATCTCCATTTATATTATAGTATAATATTTCTTTTTGAATAATTATAATAATATATAATTAGTTTTGGGGTTCTGTGACCATATTCTATATTGATTTTTTTTATAAAATAAAAAATTGATTTAAAAAGAAACCTGTATAAAAGAAACATAAAGAATCAAATGTCAGACACTGTTATTGAAGCAACCGAATTTAACTGCGAGAATATCAAGTATAGTTCTCCAAAAGCAAATGCTGCTGGTGGAAAAGCTGTAAATATTTATAATAAACTGACCAATTCGCGTCTGAATTTGTCTACACCAATGATGTTGACATGGGGTGCATCTGATTTTGTGGATCCAAAAACGGGCGAAGGAAATGGAAAGTTTGAAATGACTCTTCAATTCCCAACAGATGAATTTAATAATGATGAGTTGAGATCATTTTTGGAAAATATGAAGGCGTTTGAAAATAAAATCAAAGCGGATGCATTGATTCATTCTAAAAATTGGTTTGGAAAAGTTCATAAATCATCTGAAGTGCTGGATGCTCTATACACCCCAATGTTGAAATATAGTAAAGACTCAAATACGGGTGAATATAATTATTCCAAGCCTCCATCTATTCGTGTGAAACTTCCAATTTGGGAGGGTGTTTGGAAGTGTGAAGTTTATGATGATGATGGAGTTTGTTTATTTCCGAATACAAATAATATTTCACCAGTTGCATTGATTCCAAAAGCGACTAATGTGAAGGTTTTGATGACGTGTGGAGGTATTTGGTTTGCAAATGGTAAGTTTGGAGTAACTTGGAAATTGATTCAAGCAATGGTTCAAAAGCCACGGGCGCAATTGTCTGGAAAATGTTATTTGAAGCCAACTGCAAAGGATACGACAACAAAGGATACTACAAAAGAAGAAAAAGAAATTACCCCTACCAATTCACCATTGTCTTTGGTTCCACCAGAAAAGCCATCAGAGATTGAATTGAGTGTAGCGATTGAAGACTCGGATTGCGATGAAGATGATGAAATTTCTGTGAGTAGTAGTGTTGTAACAGAAATTGCACAACAAAATGTAATTGTTTCAGTAAGTGAACCTGCAAAGAAAGGTAAAAAAGTTGTGAAGAAAAAGGCGTGTGTAGATGTGTAACAGGACAAGATGTGTAACAGGACAAGAATGGATTTTAATATATAAATAAAGTGTAGATTAATATAATTATATTTTTTATTGATTGTATTATTTCATAATTATATGAAATAATATATTTTTTATTCGTAATACTTAAAATTAAAAGTTCTTATTAATTCATAACATAATGAATGACGATATTATTGATATTTCTAATTTAAGTGAAAACTTAGATAGTCCCATTAAATTATCATCCAGTTCATGTGGCGGAGGATTAGAATTGTTAATGAATGATAAACTCAAGGAAAGTTCAAAAAGTGTTGAAATGGAAGATATCAGTAATTTAGAAAATGAATTGAATAATTTAACAGATGATTCAATCCAACTCGGATTTAAAAGTGATTTATTTAATACAAAAACAGTTCATACTACGAATACAAATAATGTAAAATTTGATGATAAAAAAGAAGATATTCATTTAGGTAAATCAACTGCTTCTACGGAAGCTGAAAATAAAACGTGGGATGGATTTAGTAAATTTAATAATATTCCTCTGAACCCTGATAAACAAATGCCACAGACACCTCAATTATCTAAAGAAGAAATGTTGAAGGAAAAATTTAAGTTTTTAAGAAAGTTGGAAGCTTTAGAATCAAAAGGAGTCACCTTATCTAAAAAATACACAATGGAATCTTCATTATTAGAAATGCAAGGAGAGTATGAAATGATTATGGATGAAAAATCAAAACAAAATTCTATTAAATTTCAAGGAAATATGTTAATGGCTTGTATTAATGGAATTGAATTTTTGAATAATCGTTTTGACCCATTTGATATTAAATTGGATGGTTGGAGTGATCAGGTAAATGAAAATCTAAATGATTACGATGATATTTTTTCAGAGTTACACGAAAAATATAAATCAAAGGCATCTCTTGCACCAGAATTAAAGTTATTATTTCAATTAGGTGGAAGTGCAATGATGATTCACATGACGAATACATTATTCAAGTCTTCAATGCCAGGAATGGATGACATTTTAAGACAAAACCCAGATTTGATGAGACAATTTCAAACTGCGGCGGTAAATTCTATGGGGCAATCCAATCCGGGATTATCTGGATTTATGAATAATATTATTAATAATGATAGTCCTCCTCCACCGCCAATGGCAACATCCAGTAGACCTGGAAATAATTCCAGCACGATGGGATCTTCTGATTATAGTAGATTCACTACAAACAGACCTATATTTGATGACGGGATTCATTTTAGAGAAAATTATGATACACCAGATAAAAGAGTAGAGATGAGAGGACCCAGTGATATCTCTGATATCCTATCTGGATTAAAAACCAAAACAATTAATATTCAAGAAAATGACAGAAAAGAAAATGATAATAGCACAATAAGTATTGCTGATTTAAAAGATTTGCAAAATGATTCAAATATACCCAAGAGAAGTAAGAGAAGACAACGTTCAGATAAAAATTCAATTAGTCTTGATATATAATATTAAAAAGAATAGGAATCCATTTGTTGATAACGACGAGATTTTTTCTCTTCTTTAATTGGAAATAATAATTTCCACGATTTTAATATATTATTGTAATTGTCTTCGCAATTTAATGCAACTTTTTTATTTAACGGAATTTCTGTTCCTTCGTATAATTCCAATTTAATAGGAACAATATAAGCTAATGTATTTAATTGTTTCATTTTATTTTTTTCATTTGGTTTTTCTAATAAATTATTCAATACAGATTGATTCATAATACTCTCTATTTGTTCTCTTTGAGAACCCCCTTGAGATATTGTTGGTATATTATTAAATAGAGTTGTATTACTTGGTAATAACACAACTTCATTATTATGTAATATATTATAAAAATTAGCATCATCTTGAAAAATAAACAATGTATTTTCATATGTTCCAGGTTGTGTTTTTACAAGAGTGTTTTGTGTTGGTTCATTTTTAATAAAACATATGTTTATTTTATATTTGTCTTGAATAAATTGTGTATTTTCATCACCCAATACAATAGGAAATTCATCGTTAAAAACTTTTCCATTATTACATAAATACCAATTGATTCCATTTTCAATAGCAACATTTAAACTCAACTCTTTATAAGCTACAATATTAATATTTTGAGTTGTAAATAATGAATCAAATTCGGTTGTTTTAAAATGCTCTTTTATAAAATCAAATTCTTTCTTTTTTAAAAAAACAATATTTATTTTTTCGTCATCTTCAGTGACAATATTATTACATATTTTTTCAATACTGTCCATTGATATTGACGGTGTTAACATTTTTACAGAGTCTTTATAATTTAAATATGCAGCATCCAATAATGACTCGTCATATTTTTTTATTGAAATATCTAAAAATGATATTATTACCGAAATATCTAAATAATATTTATTCTTGGTGTTAGGGTTAGTATTCAGTGTCTTCTGTAAATAATTATTAAAAGAGGTATTATATTTTGCACAAATATAATTTCTCAAAAAACAAATCATATTCATTCGCGAATACATATTTATTAAATCAAAACATGTATGTTTCATAGTTTTTAGTTTTGATTCATATTCAGATGCGTGAGAAAATGATTCATTTAATTTGTAATAATTTTGAATTGTTTTTGATACAATAGTAGAGAAATTATTTTTTAATTCAGTTGTTTTTCTACTAAAATCGTCCCAAAACTTCATGTTGATTACATAATTTGCATAATAAATAATGGATTTAAAAGAAGATAAGGTAGAAGAATCTTTACTCATATTTATAGTTTCATCCTTTATATTCAATCTAATTGTTTGGAATGTCTTTATTTTTTCAATATAGTTTGCTATTATTTTTGTCGTATTATCAATACTTTCTTTATAATCTGGAGAATTATAAATCGTATTATAAATAATTAAATCAAATAAAATAATTTGATTAACCATAGTTAATAACCATTTTTGGTCGCTACTTAATTGATAAGTATTACTCAATTCTTTTTTTTTGCAAGTATATAATTGTTTATAAAATGCAATAAACAATAATAAATAATCATTTTCCATAACTATTTTTTGTTGAATCATTTCCAACGTTTCTCTACAAATTTTTAAATATTTTGTTTTGACATCAATGTATTTTTTAACATCTTTTTCAGAAGATAACAATTTTTCTAATGCATCCAAATTATTTTCATTGTAATTACTTTGTTGTAATTTTGCATTGTTATATTTAATTTTTTCATCTATCATAGATATTAATTCCTTAAATTGTTTATTTATTTCTGAGTGTATTAATTCTGATTGTGGTGAATAATAACCACTATTTGGTATGTATCCTATACAATCAATATATTTTTTAATATCACGTATATTTGTATTTGTATTTGCATAATCATTTTTAGTAATATCATAAAATATGATATGTAATTCTCTATATATATTTTCTTTACAAGTTTTATTCAACGATTTTGATTTATTAGTATAATCATTAAATAATTTATTTAATTTTTCTTTATTTTCGTTTAATACGGCTGTATTAGTGATATATTTATTTATTTTTGTTTTTGTTTTTGAATTACTATCAACAGGAATGCCTGTATTTTTAAAAATTGTTTTTACTAATGATTCTAATTCTTGTTTTTTTGCATCTAATTTATTAAATGTTTTTTCTAAACTCGAATAATTTGCAAATTCTTTTTTAAAATTATATTCCAAATAAAATAAACTTACTGAAATAGGGTCTTTTAAAAAAGAAGGAATATTATAATTTAAATTATAAGGTAAAAAATCTTTGTTTTCAGATAAATTAAAAAGATCATTATTATTTACATTAAAAAAATTCTCTATTTTTGTCTGATCTTGAATAGTAAGTTTATTCTCTTTTTCATTGGGTTGTAATTTTTCTTCAACAATCTTTTTATCCCCAGTAACAAGTAGAGAAGTTCCTTCTGTAATTCCTTTTAGACAATCTGGTATTTCTTGTGATAATTCATTAAATGCATCTCGCGTAACTTTTTTTTCTGTAAATGTATCATTATAGTTCCTTCTATTATAATTATAATAATATTCTTGTTGATCATTTGTTTCTTTTATATCATCACTATATATTAACCAATCTCCATTTAACCAAGAATATTTATAAATGGTATACGGTTTTCCATCTATTTGTAACACATTTCCCATTTTAAATAAAACATCTAATGTCACTTTGATATTATTATCAATAACTTTATTGTCACAACTATCTTTTATACTTAATTCTTTGGTTCCTGTTTTTATTAATATTTTGTTTAAGAAATCATTAAAAGTTGCTTTATTTAAAAAAACATCAAGAACATCTTCACTTAATGATTTATTTTCTTTCGTATTTATTTTATATTCGCGATGAATCATTTCTCTATTTATTTTGACCAAAGGATTAAAATTAACAAACCTACTGTTTGAATTGGGAATACTCATTTGTGGAGTATACACTTTTCTAACAGATTGATTTGTTTTTGTATATAATATAATATTCATACGTTTGGGTAAATAATTATTAACAAGCTTTGTATTAGACATATATTCTATATTGATTTTTTAATAAAAAATGTAACTTAATTAGGCAACAACTCTTTATATTTATCATGTGCATCTTTATATATTTGTTCTTGTTTTTCCTTTTTCGCTTTTTCTAATATTTGAATTGCGCTATTTAATTCATCTTCGGTAACTATATTGTTATCTGGGTGTCCGGCAGCTTTTAATTTATGAACGACTCTGGCAGAATGCGGAACTATACAATAACTACTTTCTTCATTAAATAAATGTTCTGATAATATAACGAAAATAATAGTTATCACAAGAGAGGTATATATATCTCTTGTAGCCATCCACGCCATTGAAAAAACCAATATCTGTTTACTCAAAGTATATTTTAAATACTCTTCTGTTGACTTACTAAAGTTCACTGAAATAAATTTTGAACCTATGTTTAATAGAATCATAACAACTCCTGCAAAAATTTTACTATTATTTAAATACATTACATGTCCATGAAAAAAATCTAATGGGTTTGTAAAAAAATTAGTTTGTTTTCTCTTTGATAGGTTATGTGTAATATTATTTGAATAAAAAGAAACATCTCCTCCTTTTTTTGTTTTTGTTTTTGTCATATATATATATATATATGAATTAGTAGTTTAAAATTTTTTTCATGTATCCACTTATTCCTCTCTTTATTTTTCTATAATAAGGTCTATAATATTGAGAAATAAATCCTTCTTTACTATTTTGTAATGAATACGTGTTGTGTTTATTAAATAAATAAATTATTATTAATATTATGATAACTGATAATAAAAAAAATATAATTATTTTTTTTGTAGTGTTCATATTCTATAAATATAAATTAATTTAATAACATTATTTATATGATATTTAGCAGTAATAATACAAATTATAATATTTTTTTTAAAAATTATTTATTATAAGGTTTAGGTTCTTTACGAGACATATTTATTTTAAAAGGTGGAAAATCATTTGAACTTTTCGCTTGAAGATTCCCTTCCATATTTATTTTTTCTGTAGTAATGTCATTATTTTCATTATATGTGTCAGGTTGTAAATGGTTATTAGAAAAATTCTCTACATTATGAAATGGAATATAATCATTTACTAATACATTATTAAAATAAACTAATAAATAAGCTGCATATATGAATCCGATTGTTTTGTTAATAAATGTTATTAATATTAAAAATAAAAATATAATTAATCTTCCTAAAATTGACTGGAATAAATTATTTAAATTATATGAAATAAGAAAAAAACATATTATTAACAAAACAAGTATGAATTGATATTCTATCATATATAATTAACTTATAAAATCATAATGAAAAAGAATACAACATGTATATTTATAGAATGTTATTCAGTTTGTTTTATAATTTATTATCTTAAATTTTATTAAGAGATGTCTTTTGCTTTTTATGCTGCACCGGTTGACAATGAAAATTTTGGGGAAATAGAACAACCTATTCATAAAAAAAAAAATTCTAAAACATTAAAAAAATATCCGTCTGTTCACAGTTATACTGAAGATGATATTCAGACTAAAATTGATTATAATAAAGTGAATCAAGTAATGAAAGCTATGAATAATTTACCATCACAACAAGACGAGTTGGGAGAATTTAATCCGCCTCCTGCGCCCCAATCCGCTGGGGTTCAAGCTACTATTTATAGAGAAACTACATTAGACGATAAACAAGGGTTAACGAATAAATATCCTCCAAATATATTTGCACAACATATAAATACGAATCCAGTTCCAACTCCAAATTATAATAGTATTCAAGGATTTACAAATCCAGCACCTACACTAACCGATAATGATTTATTAATGGAAAAAATAAATTATATGATTCATCTTCTTGAAGAACAACAAGATGAAAAAAGTGGAAGTGTAACCGAAGAAGTAATATTATATTCTTTTTTAGGAATTTTTATAATTTTCATTGTTGATTCATTTTATTATGTAGGAAAATATACCAGATAGATTTATTATATTAATTTAATTTAATACACACAATGCAATCAGATTAGCATATTTTTATTTAAGCTATTTGTTTTTGTGATAACTTTTCATAAAAATTATTTTTTAGAACATTTGTTTATTATTTTCTTTTTTGTTGGGGTTTTAATTCATTCGTTGATAACTTTTTTGATTTTATCTCACGATTCACTTATCTAATTTTTTTCTCATTTCGTTATTCATTTTTATCATTTACTTTATCTAAAATATTGAAAATGTTATAGACATATATATTATCATAACAGAAAAAGTGTTTGATTAGGTTGATATGAATGGTGTGCAAAATTATAAAAATAATAAGCGGTTTTTATATTAAATAATAATTCATTCCATTTCGAATAAAAATGAATTAATTTATCATTGTCTGATGTATTCTCTATAATTAATAATTTATAAGAAGGGGTTTTATTAATTAAATTCATTAATGATTGTTGAAAACCCATTTTAAATATTTCTTCTGATTTGCAACAATTTATAGAAGCATAACAATTGATTATTTCGTCATTTTTATCAGAATCTCCTTCTTGTAAATATGTACATTGTTTTTTTAAAAAGTAGAGAGACAAAATAGTATCATTTTGTATTAATGCATATATGAATATATTTTCTGTTTTTATTAGTTCACTTATATTTGCCAAAGATGTAGTGATGAATATTTTAAATTTAGTATGGTTTAATTTAATAAATTCGTTATAATAAGACAAATCTTTATAATTTATTTTTATTAATTTTATATTTCCAGGTAAAACATTTGTGTTCTTTGATAAAACATTTGTGTTCTTTGATAAAACATTTGTGTCCTTTGATAAAACATTTGTGTTCTTTGATAAAACATTTGTGTCCTTTGATAAAACATTTGTGTCTATATCAAACCCATATATGGTGTATAAACATAATGGAACAATTGCTGTCAAATTTCCTTCTCTCTTAAATATGGATACTTGTATATTTTGATTCATATGTCTCTGTGTATAGTGATGCGTTTGAATTAATTGTGGTGCAATTCCTTCTTTTCTATGTTCTTTATCCACACACAAATAATCTACATAATATGCATTTATATTTGCTTCTGGATTTCCGTTATTAAATATTATTTGAACAGGATAAGATAACATTGTTCCTATTATTTTTTCATCTTCAATTACATTTTGTGTTGTTGTATTCATCAACAATTTTTTTGTTTTATATAGAGAAATAAAAACGTCTCCTCCATCCAAACCGATTAAATAAGGAAATATATTTTCTTTTTTTGGTTTATAATTGAGTGTTCTACTTCGAAGAAAATGTTGTTGTATAAAAGAAACAATTTTTTTTTTATGTATATCATCCAAAGAATCTAATGACATTGTATCAATATTGTTGAAATTGTTGTATTTATCTTCTCTACTTGGTAAATCCAATTGAATAATTCCACAAGGAAATAAATAATACCAAAGATCATAAATATGGAAAACGGGTTGTTTTGTCCAAAAACGGTATTTCATCCGAAAATAGAATAAAATAATAATTATTGCAATAATTATTATTAAAAAAATATATTTTATAAGTAGCATAGTCATTATAACAAATAAATGTTTTTTTATAATAAAATATACACATTAATTTGGTTTTACAAAAATATATAAATTATTATATTCATAGCCCGTGCTTATTAAATCAATTATTCCATGTAAAATAAATCCTATATCTTGTGCCATTGCAATGATTTCATTATGAGAAGGCATATACATTTTATGTTCTTGTTTCTTTACTTTTCCATCTTTAAATTCAAATTTTTCTTTGAACTTTGCTAAATCTGATTTATTTTCCAAATCAAAATTGGCTGTATAAGAAAAATTATCAAAATTTATTTTACTTTTAGTGATTCTTTCTTTTGCATAACGTTGGGGAGATAATATAACTAACGGATTTGCCGGAGGCAAAATCGGATCAAACATATCTCTGTCTACTAAATGAACAACTAAATAACCTCCAGGCATCAACCAATTCATTGCATTTCTAAAAAATCTTGATTTATCTTCAATATAATAAATAGTAAAATACATACACAGTATATGAGTAAATGTTTGGTTATTAAATAAATTATCATTAATCATATCTCCTTTTTTAAAATTTCCATTTGGATAATTTTTCTTTGCTTGTTGTATCATATCATTTGAATTATCAATTCCAATGACATTCAATCCTTTTTCTTGTAATGTGCCAACATGATGTCCGGTTCCACAACCAATGTCTAATATAACACTTTCGTGAGTAGGGGTTGTATTATCTATAATTTGTCCTATTTCATATTCATTTTTGAGCTGATTATAAACTAAAGTATCGTAAATAGAACTATAAAACCCATCGTATACAATGGGTCCTTCTGCAAAGACAAATGATTTATTATTTTTGAATCCTTCTTTTTTCACAGAAAATATAGAGAAACCAATTAAAATAAGAGAAACCAAAAATAATAATTTAGCCCAAATGGTTAAATTATTGTAAATATTTGTTAATGTTTTTACTGGATTCATATATTATAATTGAATAATATATTATTTTACATCGTGAAGCGAAATGTATCAGAAGTTGATTTGCATAAGAAAAAATCTAATAAATTATTTATATGAGTTCAGAAATAAATGATGTGAGAGATGTGAAAGAATTTAGAAATGTAACCTTTTCAAAATTTAAAAAATCGGACGTTAAAAAAGAATTAATGAATTGTCTCATTCAATCAAAAATAGAACACGCTTCTTATTGGAGTGCAGAATTTATTTGTGCGGGACATTATAGTGATTTATGGGATATTATTCTCTACTTTTACAGTAAATATATTCATTTAGGGAATCCCAAATTAACCATTTATTTGGATAATCGTATTGATACATTTAAAAATATTTTAAAAAACGGATATATTGGTTCTGAACTTTCATTAAGAAATAACGAAAAAATAAGAAAATTATTTGCTGAAGTGATTTGTATTCTTTGTTATGCAAAAAGAAAGCATAGTTTTGATGAAATCAAAGTAAAAAAAGAAGATTTTGACATTTCTTTAATGACTGATAAATTAAAAGCACCCAATATATATTTTGCAGTGATTATTATGAATGAAGACCCGAAAGAATTATTTATTCCAATAAATGAATTTAGTTATAATATTTCCAAAGATGTAAAAAATACTTTATTAGCTTGTTATTGGGTAGAATGGATTATTGAATACGATAATATATGTTCTTCTAAGAAAAAGAAATGTAAATGTGAAAGAAGAGATAATATGCCAGTAGAGAATAATTGTCAAATGGATATTATTTGGTTGATTTGGGACGCCATTTTAAGAGAAACCGAAATACATCATTCTGAATTTATAAAAAGAATTATGAAAAGTTTATTGCATCTATTTTGTTTGAGATATACAAAAGCAATTGGGAAAAAAAGAAAATATATAATTTATTTTGCTATTTCTCTACTTACAGAAATTGTATCTGTTGAAGAAGAGATTATTAAAGAAAAAGAACAAGTTGCACAATTAGTAGAGAAAATAGATAATATATATGTTCAGATAAAAAAAAATGAAGAATCACCAAATATGGATTATTTATTTACTTCTGTAAAACGATCTAATTTGGACAAGACAATAGAGAAATTGGAAAAAATGGATTCGTTTGGGGAAGTTTTTATTCCGCGAACAACATAAATTTATATTATATATTATTATGAGAACCAGAAAAAATATTTATAAAAAGAAACCAACCCAATCTTTCAAAGAAAAAATTGTAATGAAATTTTTGGTTGTATTAAACATGACGAAATTATATCATTGGAAAACACATAATTATGCAGCACATAAAGCAAGCGATGAATTATTCGATGTATTAAATAAAAATATAGATAAATTTGTTGAAGTAATGTTGGGGAAAATAAATGGTGAAAGAGTGAATTTAGATAACGTAAAAATGATTCCTTTAATAGATTTTCCGAGTGGAAATCATTTTGACGAGGATATGAAAAGAGAAATAAATCATTTTAAAAGTTATCTTGTGGATTTAGATAATGAGCCTATTCTCAAAGCCATGTCAAATTCCGATCTCTTTACAATTCGTGACGAAATGTTAGCAGCATTAAATCAATTCTTATATTTATTGAGTTTGAAATAATAATATATATAATTGTATATTATTATTATGGATCATATGAATAAAACAATTGTTCCGACTTCTTTAGACAACACACGTGGTTCTAATTATGGACATTGGTCTATTTTAATTATTTTAGTTATTTTCTTGGGAATTTTTATCGTTTGGTTTTTTTATACATATGGATTATCAACTTTTCAACAAAATACGAATGCTACATTGCCAACAACGAATCCAATCCCATCCAATTCCCCTACAGAACTTTATAAAACTTCTTCCGATATTTCTGATAATAATATTATTGTAAATGATAACGATAATGATATAAATAATGCTTTAGAAAGTAGTCCTCAATCAAATTCCTTACCGAATGCAGATGATTCTTATAGTAATATTCAATTAAGTAAACCTACTAATAAATCGGGTTGGTGTTATATTGGAGAAGAAAGAGGATTCAGAAGTTGTATTGAAGTAGGAGATAATGATTTATGCATGTCTGGAAATATTTTTCCAAGTCAAGAAATATGTATAAATCCTTCTTTACGCTAAATTAATTGGCTCTAAATATAAATTTTGAATTCACTGGAAATTTATTATTACTTATGCCATATGTTCTTTTAACTCTTGGAAAAAAGGTAGGTAATCTTCCCGACCAACATAATAATTGAATGGGACCCGGAACATCAGAAGACGTTGTTGGATGACACGTTTTATTTCTGGTTGTTTGTAATATTTCTCCAGTACATGGATTCTCTATTGCATTACATATTAATTTCCCCCCATTGGGTATTAAATAAACAGGGATTCCAGGTTCATTCACAAAAGGAGGCAATCCAGGATAGTTTGGGGTTTCATTTGGAGGCGGAGGCGGTGGTGGGGGAGTTGGGTTGCCTTCATTGCCATTTGTAGAAGGTAAACTATTATATTTATTAGTTACTTTTTGTGTACAATTTTGTAATATGTAATCAGTTATATTATTACTGTCAATAATATTACTGGATTCGGGTGCTACAATATATGATTGATTCACTCTTTTTAATGAATGAACATTAGGCGAAGAGGATTGTTGTGTTTGAGAAGCATAAGAAGTTGATGGGCGTTGTGCTAACAATGCATATTTTTGCTGTTTTGTAAAAGTAGTTGAATTTTTTTTATGTTGCAAAATATTTGCTTTTCTATACATTTGTGCTTCGCTATACATTTGTGCTTCGCTATACATTTGTGCTTCTGAATTTGCAAGACAATTTGATTTATATCTTGTCCATTCACTTGGTGGATTCGGGTTATACTTTGGTCCCAAACACGACATATATATACTAATTATTTTCTTTCTATAACATTGGTATAAAATAACGCTTTTTTATGAGTTTTTTTATTAAATTGTGTCGGATGGTTATTTACATAATGAGCGAAATGACTTAAATCATGTATATGCATTTTCATATGAGGATTATTTTTAATAAAATTATTATAAATATTTGTAAATGATCCCCATTTTATCTTACTAAAATTAATTCGTCCTCTCGTTTTATTTTTTTTCGTTGTTCGTTTTCTTTTGGTTCCTCCAGATGAATTTAAATCAGATGAATTTTGCATATCATATGAATTTTGCATATCAGATGAATTTTGCATATCAGATGATTTTGACGCATTTGGTTCTTCTGGTGTAGAATTATTAAATGGAACGGAGAACCATTTTCTTGGTTGACTTGAACTATTTCCCATTGTTATATATTATTATTATTATTATTATTAGTTAAATTCGTTATTGCTTCCATTAAAATACCATCTCAAAGATAAATAATCACTATCTTTAAGGTTTACATCTGAATTATTCGCCATTGTAGTGTTGGGTCCTTTCTTTATTAAATCTTGAATGGCTAAAATTCCGAGAGCGTGACTATAATACCATAAATTAGAAATATATCCATTAAACCCACCATTCATTGCTACATATACTTCACCATAATTTTGTTTTGGAACTCCAACCATATTTAAACTTTTTGTAATGATTCCATTAATATACACATCTAATGTTTTATTAATACATATAATCATTACATTTACCCATTTATTTAACGGAATGTCAGGAATCTCTATTTTTTCATCAATTACATTAAAGGTATTCATTATAACAATTAATGAATTAGTATTATTGGATATATACAATCCAGGTGCATTATTAGGATAATTAATGCCATCTATACCTGGTGCGTAATTTCCTTTACTAAATACATGTTTATATTTGTTAGTACTGGTATCTAAATCATTTATATAAATCCAAACAGACCACGTAAATTCAATGCCTCTGTTTGCATTATTGGAACGATAAATGGTTTTGGATCCAGAAATATTTGGATCTTGTGTAAAAGTTACCATTTGAGAACCCGCATTAATCATTCCGTTAATTAATTTTTGTTTATTTCCTGAAGAAAATAACCAAGAAATAAGATTAATTGATAAATTTAATAAAATGATAAAAATAAAAATAACAAATAATAAAAATGCGAATTTTGCCACTAAACTATTTGATTCTAAAAAATCGTTAATTTGATTTGTTTGTGATCTGTCACTATTGGTTATTCCTATATCACTTGGGCGTAAATTATCACTTGTTCTATTGTTAGCTGCAAATGGATTCATATTTTCAAAATATTCATTAGACATATATATTATAAGAATATTTTTTCTATTTGATTACACGAAAGCTTATTCTAAATAGTTAAACTTGCTTCTTGTGTGCCATTATGTGAAATAGATATGTTCAATTGATAAGCACCAAATATATTCGGTAAAAATCCAGTTCCATATCCACTCTCATAAATATTCCAAGCTTGTTCTGGATTTAATGCATTTGGATAATATGCTAATTTAGTTGTTGTTCCTTCAAAACCTCCTAATGGCGTAACGTATACATTATTATTCGTATTTACTGCGGCTGTACCAGGTAACAAACATGTTCTTACTAATTTACCATTAATATATATATCTAATGTTCTTCCATAAACACTCATTGTAAAATTGACCCATTGTTGTATAGGTATGTTTGATACACTACATGTGTGTTCAATATAAGTATTCGCACCAGATGTAGTTGTATCGCTATTATATACTGTAACGGTAACATCAATATCATTAGAAATTGCACCAAGAAGAACACACGGCATTGGGTATTTCCCAGATATTCCCGTTTCTGGATCTGGAGTACTTGTGGTTTCCAACATTCTTCCAAATAACACTTTCGCTTTACCATAATTTGTATTCCAATTACTTATATAAAACCAAATTGAATATGCATAATTGGAATTTCCTGGGGAATTGCTCGTTGCTAAAGAACTTGATGGTATTGTTTGTAAAACCGTAGCATTTGCCAAAGAAGTTAAAATATTTTTATTCACAAAATAACTACGTATTATCCAATACAAAATAATTATAATTATAACAATCAATATAATAGTTCCAATTTTCATATTATAATTATATATAATAATTATATAATTATACATTAATTTTTGATAGTTAAATATTGATTCGAATCTATTTGATTTAATCCCATCATATATGTGATATTCTCTACTTTTAAAGAATCTATATATAATTTATCATAAAAATTTAATAAAATAGGTGGATTCAAATTTTTTACTGAATTATATACATTTTGTATTTGAACAAAATTTAATGATTTATCAAAATAAACTACATTGCATATCCCGCCACGAATTCCATTATTATCTCCAGATGTGATATTATCTTTCTTCATGTAAGGAAGGTCTCCTTTAAATGATTGGATTAATTCGCCATTAATAAAAATATCTAAAATACCACTATTATAATTAACAATTATATTATTCCATTTTTGAAGTAACAAATCTGTTTTTTTATACATTATTATATTTCCAAATTCATCTAAAATTTCTTTTTCTTTTGCATTCACTAATTGTGTATCTATAGTAATCATAAATGTGTTATCATTTCCACGATACTGAATTTTTGGTTTCCCTCCAAAATCTATAAGCGAATAAAAATTATCGTTTGTATTATTTCCATCAATAAATAACCAACAAGACAACCCATAATTATACGAATGTAATGATTTTTTTGTTGAAGATAATGATTCATAAGAAGATAATAATTTTTTAGTATTTGTATTTAATGGTTCTTTCAATAATATTTGACCATTTTGTGATGAGTATTGGGTATACATGTTTGTAAAATTAAAATATAAAATATATAATATGATTATAATAACTAATAATAATAAATCTGTTCGGTTGAATTTAAACCAATCAGAAGAAATATTATTTTTATTGTCATTATATATTCCAGTAATTTTATTAAGTAGAGAAATAAAAAGGCAAGGAATGTAAAATACACTACCAACAACAACTTGTAAAAGTGGACTTTCTTTATAATAAGAACTATATGTAATCATTTTAAATAAAATAGCCATTATCGTAATAATAATTGCAATATTAAGAATAAGACCAAGAACATTTGATTTTGTAAATGTAAATGTATTATACAATGTTATTACCCAATTGATTAACGTAATAAATAAAAATAATCCAAATAAAATAAATAATGAATATATTAATGTTTTTATAAATTCATTATCTTTTATTGAACTTTGTAATGTCTTGGTATAAATGTATATATATGAAATTCCAAATATGATAGAAAAAGCAATGATTGAATAAATATAACTAGTAATGGTTCCATTAAAAGAAGACAACTTACCTACTTTACTTGTATTAATGGATAATATAACTGCAATAAATAATATCAAAACAATAAAATACAACAAAATATTAGAAGCATTTTTACTATCTTCTGAATTCAGTATTATATAATAGATTCCAATAGTGATTATATATGAAATAATAATAACGAAAGAAGGATATTGATTCATTATAGAGAAACAATCATCGTTAAAAAATTTAGAAATTAAAATATTATAAATGATTAAAAAAAATAATTTTGATTTATCTTCTGATTTCATATCCATTTTGTAATGTTGTAAATTAAAATTATTTGATAAGGATATACTTCCATTAACAGGTTTAACACCCATTTCCAATTTGCCTCTATTTGTCATTTCAATTGTGAAATACAATAAAATAATAATGATTATAGCATTAATAACATAAACAGAATAATCACTAATATTGCAGGTTGATGTTTGATTTGCAGAAACTAAAAAAATAATAAAACAGACAAATAAAATAATATAATAACAGATTATTAAAATGTTTACAAATTTCTCATTTATAGAAGGAATATTATTGATTCCGTTTTCTTTTATTTTCTCTACATAATTATTATTATATAATAAATTGGTTGTTCCATTTGGGAATCCAGATTCTACCATTGTTTTCAAGTTATTCGCAAACATTAAAATAATGTGTATTATAGAGAATAAACATGGTGTAATTAATAATATATTTATAAAAGGTGTATTTTTTTTATTTACAGAAAATGATTTTTTATTTATTGCATATAAAATATATGTAATTATAAAAAAGATAGAAATTCCTAATAATAAATATTTGTTATTTTTATATGTATTGTAAATTAAGAAAAATAAAAATAAAATACTATAAATAAGTGTTGAATAAATAATAACGATAACAGACCCTTCCATTTTTGGATTCTTGGTATAATCATTTATTGTTTCTTTGATTGGAATTATATAATTAACAATAAGAGCTACGACAATTAAAAAAGTAGGTATAATAATGGTAGTATATCCTATTTCACCATCTTTGGAATTGTATATTTTATATAATTGATGAAAAAATAAATAACAAAAATATAGAGAAAACAGATAACTGATTGTAATATAACTTGTAGAAAAAATAATAATTATAAATATAAGTATACATAAAAAATATACAATAGATAAAGTTAGGTTTTCTGAAAATATTTTTTTGATACTTTCATAATTAAATGATGATAATACATGTTTTTGTTTTTCTTTATTTTCCATATATATATTACATATTTTCTTTTGCGGTTTTCTCGCCGTGACAATTTCTACAAAGTGCAACCAAATTATCTACTTCATTACTTCCACCATATTCTAACCGTATCTTATGGTCTATTTCGTATGTATGATTTAATTGAGAATTACATTGTCCACATCTCCAATTTTGTTGAGAAGCCACAAATTTTTTTTTGGTTTCCGATACATTTCTTTTTGTTGCTTTTATTAAAGTTGTATTGTTTAATGATTGATTCATTTCTGTCATAAATGATGCAGTTGTAGCAGGAATTGCAGTAAAATCTAAAATGGGAGAAATGACACCCAATGCTTTTCTATCAATTGGCATGTATTTTACCATATTATTTGCATATAATAATATTTTCTTTGTTTGTAAAGGGTCGCGTTTTATTAATAAATATATTAATAATCCTAAAATAATAACACCTGCAATTGTAAAATGTTTTTTATACAAATAAAACATTTTTATGAATTTCCAATCATAATATATATTTCCAACAATAAAACCAATGATGAATAATATTATTATTTCCAATTTCATATAATAATATTATATTATTTACTTGTCTTCTTTTTTGTTTTATTTTTTTTTCTTTTTTTTGTATCTATTTGAGAATTAAAATATAATAATGTTTTTTTTACTTCAGAAATATCAATGGGTCTATCACTGTATTTTAATAAAATATCCAATAACAATTTCATATTATTATGAACTTTGGTATTATAATTTTGATGCATAATGTTTTGCGCATAATCACATAATGCAACATAAGACATGACAAATCCCCACACGTCCATATTTTTTGTGTAAACTTGACTAAAATACCCCAACACATCAAATGAATACGGTTTGGAAAATTTTAGTAATATTTCATATATATATTGGTATATATAATCTATATTATTATAAACCATTTTATTATTTATTCTTATTTGGTTATTTCTTATGGAATCATTATTTTCTGAAAATAGAGAAATTAATTTTTTATGATGATTAAATATAGAATTAAATGTGGCTAAATGTCCAGACTTGTATGTATCCACATATTCTTGAAAAAAACTAATTACAAACTCTTTTATTTCATAATTTGTAATTTTTCCATTTTTTGATATCAATAAATTGCTATAAATTTCATTAAAATCATTTGAAAATAAAATACTTGAAAAAGGAACATTATATTGAAAAGGTCTGTCTCTAAATTTAGACGGAATAAATTTCCAATCATCACTAAATCCACTTTCTGAAAATTGAGATTCATTTGTAACATTTGGAATATATAATCCAGATAATCCCCAATCAATGATTTTTAAAACCAATTTGTTATTCTCTACATTTACCAAAATGTTATTTGATTTTAAGTCGCCATGAAATATCCCTTTTTTATTCATTGGAATAATTGCATTTGTCAATAAATCAATCATTTTGTTATTAAATTTAACAATTATATTACGTTTATATATTACTTTTTTTATAAATGCATCAACGTCAAGACCACCATACGGCATATTAATGGCTAACAATTCATTCAAATTATTATTTATATTTTTTGATGTAATATTTAGTTTTTTCAATGGCGAACATTTTACTTTATTAAAATCTACTAAATCATTTTCTGATAATGGTCGTGGATTACATAAAGTGTAATCGGAAATAATAAAATATTTTTTATAATTGGGAATCGTTTTTAAAATAGGAATAAATCTTTTTATCTCCTTATATTCATTTATGCCATGTTTTGTTCTCATTAATTTGGTTATTCCTTTTTCACCAAAATATTTATTATCTCCTGCAAGTATTTGATTCGGGTTACATTTGAGTTGTGGTTTAAATATACAACCAAACCCTCCTGATTCAATTAATTTTCCGCCATTTTTCATATATTATATAATTATTTATTATAGAAATAATATATTAATCCAGAAAATGTAAATAATATTAAAAAATAAATAATTCTTTTTATGATTCTTTTTATTTGAATGCCATTTTTTTCTGGATTTTTATTTTTTTTTTTTATATGCATTATAAAATTCTTGTAGAGAAATAATTGGCTTGTCTAATTTTTTATTTATTTTATTATGTATAAAATGAGTCCAACGAACAAACGATTCTCTATTGTCTAAATAAGGAGTCACTGGATATTTTTCTAATAGTTGACTGAAACTTGTTGATATATTTTTATTCGGAATAAATAAATGTAAATTATGAACGAATTCATAATATTTTTTTCTTGTAATTGAATTCGGATACAACGGATAACAGAATGCAATTGTATGTAGTATATACCAATAATGAGGACCCCATACAGTCGGTTCAATAATCATTTCGTTCATTGATTATTATAAGAAGATATTCAATTTCTCTACACGAACAGAATATAAAAATAATTCTATTCATAATAAAATGTTGTGTAATAATTGTTCTAAAAATGGTCATGTATTACATCAATGCAAATTACCCATTATTAGTTGCGGCATGATTCTCTTACAAAAAATCAATAACGTTCATTATTATTTGATGATTAGAAGAAAAGATAGTTTTGGATATATTGATTTTATTTACGGTAAATACAACCCTAATAATTTATATCAAGTGCAACAAAAAATAGACGAAATGTCTATTGAAGAGAAAAAAAGATTGCTTTCTCTATCTTTTGACGAATTATGGAAACATTTATGGGGACAACCTATGAATAGTGTATCGTCTACATATAAGAGTGAAGCATTTAAATCCAAGAAAAAGTTTGAGTCATTACTAAATGGTATCAATCATAATGGAACAATTATTACTTTAAAAGATTTGATTGATAAAAGCACAACTCAATGGATAGATACCGAATGGGAATTTCCAAAAGGAAGAAAAAATTATCAAGAAAAAGATTTAGATTGTGCAATGAGAGAATGTCAAGAAGAAACTGGAATCAATATAGATGACATTACTATTATTGAAAATATTCTTCCATTTGAAGAATTATTTGTTGGTTCCAATCATAAATGTTATAAACATAAATATTTTATCGGGATTTTACAAAATAAAAATAATCTTTCTGTAGAGAAATTAAAATATCAAACATCTGAAGTAAGCAAATTAGAATGGAAAACGTTGGATGAATGTTTATCTTCTATTCGTCCGTATCATATTGAGAAAAAAAAAGTATTAACCAATGTTCACAAAACAATTACAGAAAATAATATTTATCGTTAATTATTATATTTATATATCATTATAAATATAATGGAACAAAAGAAAAAAAGAAAAACAAGAAAAAAAAGAACATTGTCTGATTTTATTGTTATTTCTAATGAAACATCACCGTTGCAAAGTAATTTTACTTTAAATCCAAATATTCCTACCACTATTCAAAATAATTCACAACCCACTAAAAACCCAATTGAAGATAATGTTATTTCTAATTATCCAGCGTCTTCTTCTCTTGGTAACAAATGTAGAGAAACCAAGAATCCATTCAGTAAAGAATGTAATCGTTTTCTTTTTGAAAAAGAAAAAATAGAAAGAAAACAATCGATAGATGATGAAAATGATTTTTTATATCCAACACTAAATGATCTTCATTTTAATGTAAAAATTGCAGAAAAAAAAGAATTTCAAGAAACAAAATATAATGGAAAATTACATGATATTTCTGATGATTTACAAGAAAATCAAAATAATTTTGAAAGATATACACAGGAATTAATAGATGCCGATTTTGAATTAGCACCTCATCAAAATTTTGTTAGAAATTATTTATCTTTTCAAACACCATATAATAGCTTATTATTATTTCACGGGCTGGGAAGTGGAAAAACATTAACTGCAATTGGTATTGCAGAAGAAATGCGCGATTACCTAAAAAAAATGGGAATAAATAAAAAAATAATCATTGTTGCATCACCTAACGTTCAAGATAATTTTAAATTGCAATTGTTTGATGAACGTCGCTTATCTGAATCTTCTATGAATGATGTTATTGGAAATAAAATTCTTAAAGAAGTGAATCCATTAAATTCCAAAATAAGTAGAGAAGATTTATTAAAACAAGTAAATAAATTAATCAACTCATATTATTCTTTTTTTGGATATATTCAATTTGCAAATTATATTGAACAATTTACTCATAAAGAGGATAGTAAACAATCTGTAAAAAATTTACAAAATGAATTTAATAATAGTTTGATTATTATTGACGAAATTCAAAATATGAAAAATATTAATGAAAATAAAAAAGAAGAAGACAATATCAAAAAAAATATTGCATCTACTGCTTTTCAAAATCTTGTTAAAGCAGCACAAAACTTACGATTATTATTTTTAACTGCAACACCAATGTTTAATAGTTGTGAAGAAATTATTTGGATTTTAAACATGATGAACATGAATGATAGAAGATCTATTTTAAAAATCAGTGATGTATTTGATAAAAATGAAAATCTAAAAGAAGAAGGTAGAGAACTATTGATTCAAAAAGCAACTGGATATGTTTCTTTTGTAAGAGGAGAAAATCCATATACATTTCCTTTTCGTATATATCCTCATTATTTTGCACCAGAAAAAACATTTGAACATTACTCCGTTCCTACTTTGCAAATGAATGGAAAAAGAATAGAGAATCCTACAGAAAAAATATTGGGACTATATCTTACAGAATTACAACCTTACCAAAATAAAATCTATAAATATATCATTCAAAAATTATTTGATAAACAAATGTTTGTAGATTTCACTACATTTAATTATACTATACTTCAACCATTAATACAATCACTAATTATTACTTATCCATCCACTCCAAATAATGAAATACCAGATGTTTCTTTGGAAGAATATTATTCGTCGTCTAATGAATCGTCGTCTAATGAATCTTCTTCTAATGAATCGTCGTCTAATGAATCGTCGTCTAATGAATCGTCGTCTAATGAATTGTCGTCTAATGAATCTTCTTCTAATGAATCTTCTTCTAATGAATCGTCGTCTAATGAATCGTCGTCTAATGAATCGTCGTCTACTTTTTCAAGTAATTCTTTTGAACCAGTTGAAAAATTAGTTTCTAATGAAAGTTCTGATATAGAATCACTGCCTATTGATAAAGAAAGTATTTCTGATAAAGAAAATAATTCTGATATATTACAATCAAACATTTCTGAATTAGAACAACAAATAGAAGAACCAGATGCAAATGATAATACTGCAAAAGAAAGTTCAGAAATAGAATCGCTTTCAATAGAAAACAGTTCAGAACAAATGGGTGGAATGGAAGAAGAGGAATATGAAGAAACAGACGAATCAATTGATAATAACGATGTCTCATATAAAGATTTAATTGGAACAACTGGATTAAAAAATATTATGAATTATGAAGATACTGCTACGAAAAAGGGTATGTTTAGATATAAATATACTGAACCAAAATATCAAATATTTAAACCAGAAAATATAGGAAATTATAGTTCAAAGATAAAAGGTATTTGCGAAAATATATACAATTCAACAAATAATGATGTTTCTCAAGGAATTATATTAATTTATTCTCAATACATTGATAGCGGGTTGATTCCGATGGCACTTGCATTAGAAGAAATTGGATTCAAGCGTTTCAAGAATCATTCTCTATTTGATCCAAAATATAATATTCCTTCAGTAGATAGTATTACATTTAAAAAAATAGATGGACGAAATAAAACATCTATTCCTGCATCATATTCAATGATTACTGGAGATAAAAAATTATCGCCAAACAATAAAGAAGAATTAAAAAATATAACAGATGAAAGAAATAAAGACGGAAAATTTATCAAAGTTATTTTAATATCACAAGCGGGTTCAGAAGGAATTGATTTTAAATTTATTAGACAAGTTCATATATTGGATCCGTGGTATAATATTAATAGAATAGAACAAATTATAGGTAGAGCGGTGAGAAATTTCAGTCATAAAAGTTTACCATTAGAACAGAGAAATGTGCAAATATTTTTACATGGAACTATTTTACCATTTAATCATTCAGTTGAAGCTGCCGATTTATATATTTATAGAATTGCAGAATATAAAGCAAAACAAATAGGCATTGTTACGCGATTATTAAAAGAAACTTCTGTTGACTGTATTTTAAATCACAACCAAACAAACTTTGATGTTGAAAATATGAAAACAACACTATTGATTACACTCTCTACTTTACCAACAAATCCAAAAGAGTTTCAAGTAGGCGACAAAGCATATACTTCTACGTGTGATTATATGGAAACATGTCAATATCAATGCAATCCTTCATTGAATGAACAAAAAATGAAAGAACAAACCTATTCTGAATCATTTATAAAAATGAATATTGATAAAGTAATGAATAAAATACGTTTTCTCTTTAAGAAAAAATATTTTTACGATAGAGAAACATTAATTAAAGAAATAAATAATGCAATTGTTTATTCTCAAGAACAAATTAATTATGCATTAACCGAATTAATAAACGATTCAAATGAATTATTAACCGATAAAAATGGCGAAAAAGGTCATTTGGTAAATATTGGAGAATATTATTTATTTCAACCTATTGATTTAAATGATCCCAACATTTCTCTACTTAATAGAGAAATGCCAATTGACGACAAGAAACAACAAATAAATATACATGTAGATAAAGAATTTAATGAATATAATATTTCTGATGTACCTATAATTGAGGCGATTAATTCAACTATTATTAATCAAATTAAAAATTATTATGATTTGGCAATAGAATTTTATAATATGTCAGATGAAGAGATAGAAAGTAGAGAAACATTTACTGATTCTGATCCCGAATGGAAACATAAATATAGCACAATGGGAATCGTAATGAAAAATTTAAATATTAATGGATTATTATTCAACGAAGAAAATGGAATAGAAGAAGGATTCATAAAAGAAATGTTGATAGATCATATTATTGATTTCTTGTTGCCAAACGAAAAAATAAAGTTATTTGAATTATTACATAATTTGGATTTATCTAATGAATTGAATAGTTTATTGCATTTTTCTTGCATAAAAAAATTTATAGATTTGGGTGATAAATATGGTTATATTCTATACAATCCCGACCCGGTATATTATATAACAAATAAAAAAAAAATAGATTGGAAACGTTCACGATCAAGTGAAGAAGAAAAGATGAATAAAATATTAGTTGAACAATTATCTATTTCCAGTTTTAATAAAATAGTTGGGTTCATTGATATAAAATTATCTATTATGGTTTTTAAAACAAAAAATACATTATCAGACGGTAAACGACTTCAAATGGGGAGTATATGTGATCAAGCCGGTAAAATAAATCAAATGCATTTATTAAATAATATTATTGGAAAAGAAGTGTATGTTCAAAACGCAAAAATAAAAAAAAAATTTAGATCTTTTTTTTATGCATTGGAAATGAAAGATGAAAAAGTAAATACAAAATATATTAATAAATATGAATTATGTATTTTATGCGAATTTATATTAAGATATTATGAAATGCAAGAAAAAGAAAATAAAACATGGTTTTTGGATTACGAAAAACAATTCTTTATAAATTTTAATAAATGGAGACCAACATAATATAAAATTGAATTATAATAAAAATAATATATTATTATTAATAGTATGAATCACAAAATGAGTCAATTTCATAAAAAACAACAATTCAATAAAAAAAATAATGAATATTTATATACCAAATCATTTATTACAAGAAGTATTAGATTGAACATTCAATCAATCGGTAAAAATATAATAGTTACTCTCTTACAAAAAATAAAAGATGATTTTGAAGGTAAATGTGCAGTGGAGGGTTATATACAACCTGGATCTTGTGTTATTAAGGGGTATTCAAGTGGATTGTTAAAAAGTAATTATGTAGTCTATGAAGTATTGTTTGAATGTTTGACTTGCTTTCCAGTGCAAGGAATGTTAATTGATTGTGTCGCTATGAATATTACAAAAGCAGGGATTCGCGCTGAAATAAAAACAGATAATAATACAAGTCCTGCGATTGTTTTTATCACAAGAGATCACAATTATAATATAGACGAATTTTCAAAAATAAAAGAAGGAGATGTTTTTGAAGCAAGAGTCATTGGACAACGGTTTGAATTAAATGATAAATTTGTTTCAGTAATTGCTAAATTAACATCAAAAACAAAAGAAAAATCATTTGAGCATCAAACTCCATTAAAAAAAAGATTAATGCAATCAAAACCAAGCTTGCCTAAAAAAGATATATTAGATAAATTAGTTTCTGTTATTCCAACTGTTTCAGTTATACCAACAAATGTAGAGAAAGAAAATGGCGATGAAGAAGAAGACGACAAAAAAGAGGATGGAGAAGAAGAAGAGGATGGAGAAGAAGAAGAGGGGGAAGAGGAGGAAGAAGAAGAAGAGGAAGAAGAAGAGGAGGAGGAAGATGATGAGGAAAAAGAGAAAAAAACAAAAAAAGAAGAAGATTAGATTCGTTTAATTTATTCTTCGTTCAATAATATTCTTCGTTCAATAAATTATGCAATAAAATGTCTTTGTTGTTATTCCTTATATCTCCAGATAAAATAGACGATTCATATATTTTTCTTAATACATCGTGTGGCGTAGTATTTCCGATACGAATGAATCCTCTATTTCTTAAATATTTTTTAACATCATTTATATCATGTGTTTTTAATTCTTTGTGAGAATCTATTATTTTTTTTCGTGTATTCATATTTTTAATTAATATTCCTACTTTTTTTTTTATATTGGATTTTCCCAACGTATACTTTTTTTTAATCGTTCGTTTAATAAATGTTTTTTCTTTTTCTTTTTCTTTTTCTTTTTCTCTGGAGAATTTATTTTTCAATTCATTTAATTTTTTTTCTCTATCGTATAAAGGTTGATTTATATTATTTGAATGATTTTTTAATGTTTCACAATTTGATTTATTCATCCAAGAACGATATGTTGGTTTTTTTCCATTTTTTAAACAACCATATGGAACATCATTTGGTGGAGTATACTTTTCTTGAATAAAATCATTTTGTGATTCAATCTGCATTTCATTTATTGGAATTTCTTCAATAGGCATTTCAATAGAATCTACTGGCATTGCATTATAAGAAATTGAATGATTTTCCAATAATTCATTTGGCAATTCAACATGAACTTGGGGTTCATTTGGTTTTATATTATCTATAAAAGTTGTTTTTGTAGGCGATGTTTTTTTTTCATTAGATAAAGTAGAGAGAAAATTCATTGAAAGTATAAATTCATCATCATTTATATTTTCTTCTTTAGATTTTTCTTTTTTTTTCGTTAATTCTTCTTCTTCTTCCTTTAATGATGTTTCCAATTTATTTTTGTGGCTTTTTATTCTATCAATCAATTGTTTTTTTAAAAAAGAAGGAGTTATTGATTTTGTTGATTTATCACGATTACTTTTCGTGCGAGATTTTGCGGATGTTTGGATTTTAAATAATTCGGGATTAATCTGAATCGTTTTTTTTAAATTACTCATTATAATATAACTATTATAATGATAATTAATATATCTATTTTACTCGTAAAGATATTATACAATTCTAATTTTAAATTATTTAAAAATAAAATTGATTTAATTATAACTAAATTAATGTCAATCACATTTGAAAAAAACATGGATAAATCATTTTGCGATTCCGACGAAATCTTTGCTTCTGAATACATTGAAACCCCATGGGATGTAATTCAGTCTTATTTTAAAGGACAACATTTGGAAAGATTGGTTCGTCATCAAATTGAATCTTACAATAATTTTATTGAATACCAAACAATGAAAACGATTGAAATGTTTAATGATGTCAATATAAAATCGGAACAAGATTATGACCCAGAATCAGGAAAATATAGATTAGAATTGTTCATTACATTTGAAAACTTTAATTTGTATAGACCTCAAATCCACGAAAATAATGGTGCCACTAAATTAATGTTTCCTCAAGAAGTACGATCTCGTAATTTCACTTATGCTTCTGCAATGACGATTGATATTAATATAAAATTTGTTGTTAGAAACGGTAAAGATTTGGAAAATATTCAAACCTTTTATAAAACATTGCCTAAAATTCATATTGGTAAAATGCCTATTATGCTTAAATCAAATATTTGTGTTTTAACCCAATATAAACATATGGAAAATAAAAATATTGGAGAATGCAAATATGACACGGGGGGATATTTTATTATTAATGGTTCGGAGAAAACCGTTTTGGGACAAGAAAGAGCTGCGGAAAATAAAGTTTACCTTTATAATGTAAGTAAAAATAATACTAAATATACATGGAGTGCCGAAATAAAATCAGTTCCTGATTTTAAATGCATTTCACCAAAACAACTCAATATGATGGTTTCTTCAAAAAATAATGGAATGGGATATCCTATTGTTGTGCAATTACATCGTGTTAAACAACCCGTTCCGTTATTTGTTTTGTTTCGCGCATTGAATGTTATATCTGATTTGGAAATTTGTCAATACATTATTCTTGACATACATAATAAGGAATATAAAGAATTATTGGACGGATTGTTGGCTTCTATTATAGATTCAAATACTATTCTCACTCAACAAGATGCATTAAAATATATTACTACTTATGTAATGTACACCCCTATTAATATGGATAAAGAAACTGGGAATAAAAAAAAAATGGAATTTACAAACGATATTCTTGCAAATGATTTATTTCCACATTGTAATACAAAACAACAAAAAATATATTTTCTGGGATATATGGTAAATAAACTATTGCAAGCCAAATTTGAATGGATTAAACAAGACGATAGAGATTCTTATATCAATAAGAGAATTGATTTAACTGGATCCTTGTTGAATAATCTTTTTCGTAATTATTTCAATAAATTGGTCAAAGATATGGAAAAACAAATTATAAAAGAAATCAATAACGGTTCTTGGAAATCAACCGAACAATATATGAATATTATTAATATGACTAATATTTATAAAATTATTAAATCAACTACCATTGAAAATGGATTAAAAAAAGCATTATCTACTGGGGATTTTGGAATTAAACATACCAATAGCAATAAAGTAGGAGTCGCACAAGTTTTGAATCGTCTTACTTATGTAAGTAGTTTAAGTCATATGCGCCGCATCTCTACTCCAACTGATAAAAGAGGTAAACTCATTCCTCCAAGAAAATTACATAATACTTCTTGGGGATTTTTGTGTCCCGCAGAAACACCAGAAGGACAATCGGTTGGCGTTGTAAAAAATTTATCCTATATGGCACATATTACAATTGCTTCTAATTCTGAGCCTATTTACAATAACGTAATGCCTCATATTATTGATATTGCTACATGTAAACCTATTGAATTATTTAAAAAAGTAAAAGTATTTATTAATGGGTGTTGGGTTGGAGTAGTAGAGAATCCTTTTGAAATGTATAATTCTCTCAAAGAAAAAAAATATCAAGGCATTATTAATATTTATACTTCAATTATCTTTGATTATAAAAATGCAGAAATTAGAATATGCAATGATGCAGGTAGATTAACGCGACCTTTATTGAGAGTAGCGAATAATCATTTAGTAATTAAGAAATCAATTGTCCATCGCATCAAAAACGGAGAATTGGTTTGGAACGATTTATTGACTAATTGTAAAATACCAAATTCTGTTATTGAATATATTGACCCCGATGAACAAGAACAAAGTTTGATTGCCATGAAGCCTATTGATTTGGAAAAACAATGGAGTCATTGTAAAGAAATATATAAATACACACATTGCGAAATACATCCCAGCACTATATTTGGGGTATTGGCTTCTTGTATTCCATTTCCTGATCACAATCAATCCCCCAGAAATACTTATCAATGTGCACAAGCCAAACAAGCAATGGGTGTTTATGTTACAAATTATGAAAATAGAATGGATAAAACATCTTATGTACTAACTTATCCCGGAAGACCATTGGTAGATACTCGTATTATGGATATGATTCGCATTAATGATATTCCTTCTGGGTTTACCGTGATTGTTGCTATTATGACACATACTGGATATAACCAAGAAGATTCTCTACTATTTAATAAAGGTTCAATTGATAGAGGATTATTTCAAGCAACTATCTATCACACTGAAAAAGATGAAGACAAACAAAAAGTAAATGGCGATGAAGAAATAAGATGCAAACCAGATGCAAGTAAAACAAAGGGAATGAAATTTGCAAATTATAATAAAGTAAATAGCAAAGGAGTCATTCCAGAAAACACATTAGTAGAGAATAGAGATGTCATTATTGCTAAAATAACTCCGATTAAAGAAAATAGAAATGATCCTTCAAAAGTTATAAAATATGAAGATAAAAGTCGTATTTATAGAACGGATGAAGAAATATATATTGATAAAAATTACATAGATAGAAATGGAGATGGATATAATTTTGCAAAGATTCGTCTTCGTGCTTTGAGAAAACCAGTCATTGGAGATAAATTTTCCAGTCGTAGCGGACAAAAAGGAACAATCGGAAATATTATTCCAGAAGAAGATATGCCATTTACAAAAGATGGTGTTCGTCCAGATATTATTTTGAATCCTCACGCAATTCCAAGCAGAATGACAATTGGACAATTAAAAGAAACGATCTTGGCTAAAGTTTTATTAAGCTTGGGATTATATGGAGACGGAACCAGTTTTGGAGAATTAGCTGTAGATGCGATTTGCGAACAATTGTTGAAGAATGGATATGAAACAAATGGAAACGAATTGTTATATAATGGATTAACAGGAGAACAACACGAATGTAGTATATTTACAGGTCCTGTCTTTTATCAGAGGTTGAAACATATGGTATTAGATAAACAACACAGCCGTTCTATTGGACCAATGGTAAATATGACAAGACAACCCGCCGAAGGACGTTCAAGAGATGGTGGATTGCGATTCGGAGAAATGGAACGCGATACTACAGTAGCACACGGTGCTTCACGATTTACTAAAGAACGTTTGTATGATGTTTCGGATAAATACAATGTTTTTGTGTGTAAAAAATGTGGTATGATTGCTTCTTACAATGATTCTAAACACATCCATCGTTGTAGAACATGCAATAATCGCACAGATTTCGCTTATGTAGAGATTCCTTATTCTTGCAAATTATTATTTCAAGAACTGATTACAATGAATATTGCACCGAGAATATTGACTGAATATTAATAATATTGAAATATCATACAATATTATTAATACTATAGTTTAACTGCTAGCAGAAGCAGAAGCAGAAGCGGCTGCCGCATGAGCAGCAGCGGCATTTGCGGCGGCATTCGCAGCAGAAGCGGCAGCAGAAGCAGATCTTGCAGCAGCAGCACTTGACCCTTTTGCAACAGCAGAAGCGGCAGTAGAAGCAGATCTTGCAGCAGCAACACTTGTTTTCTTTAGTCTACGAGCAGTCGCCCTTAATCTCTTACTAACACCACGAGAATGGCGACCACGGCGGCTTGAGCGACGACGGCGTCCTCCGGATAATGAAGATGGATATGAAGAAGTTGAGCCAGGCATATATATATACTAAATATAATTAACTCCAAATTTTAGATAAATTATGCCACCACATTCCATCGTTTTTTTTAACTTTATAAATATTCCTAAATAATTCTAAACGAGATAATGGAACATTCACTCTATATTTATTCATTGGATGAGGATTCGTTATTAATTGTGCATTAATTGCATTTTTATAAATAAACGATCTATTTGCTATTGCGTAATAAGCAAAAAACTTTTCTAAAGAAGTAATCATAACCGGAATGTCTGTATTATTTTTTAAATAATAATCTCTTAAATACACAATTGTAATTGCTAAACCAGATATATCTGCCATATCCTCGCCAATTGAAATACTTGCATCAAAATTATATCCATCCTTTTTGGCACTCAACTGGTATTGCTGTATAATATCGTTTGCTATTTTTGAATAAATGACACTATCTTTTTTACTAAATATATCTTCTAAAATACCATTATAATTAAATTTACTACCATTTGCATCTAATGAATGCGACATTTCATGGGTTAATGTAGAACCTATATATGCCATTATATACTCAATCCCAAAATTGTCTAAATTTAAAAACGGCTTTTGAATATATGCTAAAGGAATATATACTTCATTTAATGTAGGGGTGTAAAAAGAATTAACTATATAACATTGCTTACCTGTAAGTTTATTTGATCTCCAATCTATAGCCGAACTATCAAAGTTATAAGCAACCGGTTTAACGTTATTACTAACCAACTCTATTAATTTATCTGTTTTCCATTTTGAAAATAAGGTTAAATTATACCAAGCATCTGTATCTGAATAATCTAATAATGGATCATTAATCACATTCTTTTGGATTCCTACATCTAATGTAATATGTTCAAGTTTTAATAATGCATTTTTTTTACCTATAGGCGATAACCATTTATTATTTTTAATAATTCTTTTATAAATGATTATTAAATCACCAAATAATTGTTTAACATAATTTACATGATCCACATTATAATTATTCTCAATGTATTTTAACGATAAAAAATAATTAAACATATAAGACATACCCATCAATGCAAATATTTTTAGTGGGGTTTTTTGAGGTTGTCCCAAAAATATTTTTCTATTAAAATTAAATGTAATATCTCTTAAATGAATATGAAAAATAGTTATTTCTTTAATAAAAATGTATATCCAAAAACTTTTCCATTTTGGTGTTTTCCAATTTTCTTTTAATAATTTACACACACAAGACAAGTAATTTAAACTATATGCAGAAAAAGTAGAGGGAACTTTATCATATCCTAATGCTTTTGCAAATAATTCCCATTCAAAATTATATTTTATAGCATCTTCTTTTTTAATTACATTATTATTTGATTCTGTTATTTTATCACACCCCATTGCCAATATAATATCTTTTTGAACATTATAGACATCCATCGGATCAATTATTTTATTTGAACCAAAACATCTATCATTCAATTTATTTATATATTTTAAATATTCGGTTACTACATATTTATTATACTTATATTCTGCATCATTTTTGATTACATTGTCAAATATAAAATATAATATTACATTATATAACGGAAATGATGGAAACCCTAACGTATTTGTATATTTATTCTTATCTTTTAAATCTCGCGTTATAGACCAGCTAATAGGACATAACCATCTCACTATTTCATTTTTGTTTATGTGTGCTAAAAACCCCCATAAATCATCGTTTCTAGTAAACGTTTCATATGTATCAATTACATTTTTTGAATGATTGTTAAATTCTTTACGATTATCATAAATAAATGAATGAAACACTTTTTTAATAATCTTTTCTTTTTTATTTTGTGGATTTTTAATTGTATTTTCTATTATCTCTACTAATTCATTATTTACTTTATCCTGAGTTATTCTAAAATCATCTACCTGAACATAATATTTCTCTTTTTCGGAAATATGTTTATATTTCTCTTTTAAATTTTGAATTTTATTGAAATTTATATAATTATAAAAATCATTATTCGGAGTAATATTTTTATTTGTAAATGGTGTATTTATCATCTTAATAATTGAATTATCTACATTTTTTATAGTTTTTGTCAATGTATTTACATTATTTTGACTCTCTACTTGACTCTCTACTTGACCGTATGATTTTGAAACAATATTTTTACATCTTTCGTATTCTTTATTTTCTAAAGTTATTATTTTTTTAATCTTTTTATTTTTTTTTGTTTTATTCATATTATAATAATTTATAATTAATTAGAGTTACTAATGAAAATAATATTCCTCCCCAAATGGAATCTATCAACACCATCCACTTACTCCAATTTGTAAAAATAGCAGCATTTGTTGTTTCATATACTGCATAAGTAGAGAAACCTAATAAAAACGCATCATATATGGGTCTTTTATCTTTAATAATAAAATAATATAATATAAATGTCAATACAACATAACACAATAATCCATATAATATATTTATTTGAATCGGCGATTTTTGAACAGATTTAACTGCATTTGATAATAAATTTTTTAAAAAATAAAAATAAATAAAATCTAATACTAAAGCAGAAATCATTATTGTTATTATTTTTTTAGTATTATCCATATATTTTAGGAATATTTTATAACAATATAATTATATATTATATGGCTGGTTTGTCTATTAATTTATATGGTTCTACTAGTTCTCCACCAATGGTTAAACCTGGAACGCGGGGATATTCTTTCTTAGGCAAAGGTTTAAAAGGATTTTCACCCCAATGGAAACAAAATGATTCACATACTTATATTGACGTTGAACAACAGCGTTTTAAAATTGTTGAAGCTTGGAATAATGTATACACTACACAATTAGTTAATTCAAAATTACATCGTATCATTACTCCATTCAGAGCAGTGAATAATGCAGGAGATATTTTGAGTAGAAAATATTATAGTTGCGGTGGTCCTTGTCAAACTAAACAATATATACCCAATGTATATGGATTAAAAGGAAAATTCGGATCAATAAAAAGTATATGTGATAACTCCCAAATTCCTGCTGCAAGTTGTAACGTAAAATACGTTTATGATAGTTCGGATTATCATTCTTATTTAAAACAAAAAGCAATTGTTAAAAATTACAACGATCTTTCATATGGCGGTGATAATAACAATGCTTCACAAGTTTCATTAAAAGCTATTAGAAGATATTAATATATTTAATTATTATATGTCTAACAATTATGCTTCTTTTTATACTCTTGCGCCATCTGTGAGTCAAGGATATCTTTCTTCGCCTATTTTGGGACCATTATCTACATCTCAAACACCCGGAACAATACAATATCATAGTAACGGATCTCTTTCTGGATTACGTCCGAATCCTCCAAAATTTTATCCTTCCGAGTTTGGAAGCGAATTTTCTCAATCAAGAATACAATATTCTAAATGTGATTCTTCTGTAAAACAACAAATGTTGGCAAGAGAAAAAGAAGTAGAGAAAAATAAACCTTTTCGCTTTTTCTCTACTTCGTCGCAAAGACAAATACCAACTGAATCAGGACATTTAAATTACATTTCACCTATTCCTTCTTCAATGAGAACCACTATTTTAAAAAGAACCGCTGTCGGCAAGAGTTCATATAAACAAGGATTACCAAATGATGATTTTTTAAGTTATAAAAGTTATGATAAAAGCTTTTTAAAAACTATTCTACAACGCGTTAGATCACAAGGTTGCGTTGCACCCGCTAAAGCAGGGTCAATATTTAATAAAACATGTAGAGCAGGAGGAGGTATTTGCAATCGTGGAGCAATTGTTGGACAGGGGTATTAATCATCATGATAAACTTAAATTGTATTATATAACTAACAACAAGTAAATACAAACATCAAAATTATTTCTTCAATCTGTTTTTCGTAATAATTTGGATTTAAACATGTTGTTTATTGTTTGTTGATTGTATAACTTGAGTATTTTTAATACTTTAAGCAATACGAATAAATTTATAAATTTATAGAATACAATAAAATAAATATTATATATATTATGAATCTTAATTTTAAAAAATACATTACAGAGTTTTTAGGAACATTAATATTGGTATTCGTTGGGTTAACAACAGGGAATTGGTTAGCAATCGGCGCTGCTTTGGCTATTTGTATTTATTTAGGTGGACCTATTTCTGGTGGTTCATATAATCCTGCTATAACTATTTCTTATTTAGCCACAAATAAAATAAATACATCCGAATTTGTTCTGTATGTAGTATTTGAAATATTAGGTGGAATGTTAGCTATATGGTTATATAAAATGTTACCTTCGCGACGTTAATTAAAAATATATTATAATTTCTAATTATAATATATGCCAAGTAAAAAAAATTATAGAAGTAGAACTCGTAAAATTAGATCTCGTAAAATAAAAGGTGGAGCTTCTTATTTTGAACCGATTACACAATACTTAAACATAACAAGTGGAACAAATGAAACCATTTCAAAAATGAATGATGATAAAAATTTACTCAATGATCAAATGAGTCAATTAACTAAAACATATAATAATATTGTAGCAAATGTTTATCAATTAGAATCACGAATAAATGGATTATCCGACATACACGAAAAATGCACTTCTCTACATCCAGAAATTTCTTCTCCAAAATCTGGAGAAGGAATCTTTTCTTCCTTTTTTAATTCAGAAAACAAAAACAGCAAAGTAGTGGATAAATCTAATGAAACAACAACCGCAAATTCTTCAACTGAAAATACTACAGAATCAACTAAACCATACACAAATACAGAAGAATATAAATATAGTAATAATGAAACAACAACCGCAAATCCATCATCTGAAAATACTACACAAGAAGAATATACAAGTTCAACCGATTATTCAGAACCGTCATCCTATTCAGAACCATCATCCTTGAGTAAAGAAAATGCTTATCCAGAATCCGGAAGTGAACAAACTTATCCAGAATCTACGAGTCAAAAACCATATATGTCTGAAGAACAATATGCAAGCGAATATCAAGATAATAAAGAAACAACCTCACGAATTGGTGGAAAATATCATTCCAGAAAATACAAGAAACGAACTAAAAGATTCTCTCGTAAATAATAATTTAATTTCTTGAAAAATAAAATAATCTATAAAATAAATAAATAGCAAGAATAATCAATAATATAAAATATAATGTTATAATTGGATCTTGTTTATTTTCAATATTCATATATTGATTATTCATATTTATAAAAGATTCAGAAATCGGTATTTTATTATTTGGAAAATCACTTGGACTCATTCCTATAACATCTGAAGAAGCTACATATTGTGTTTGCATTGAAGTATTATTATTAATATCAGTAACTGCTAATTCTAATGGAATGCAAGGTGGATTTGGTTCTTGGGTTAAAGCACTAAATAAACCTTCTATTTCAATTGGAATTTTAAATACATCTTCTAAAATACCCGGCAATATTCCTGTAAATTCGCCATTTGAATTTCCCGAAGAAGTAATAAATGGTAAATTACCAGTGGGAATATTATTCATAAAAATATATCTATCTACTAAGGAACTACTACTACACGGGGTATTACTCCATGGATTATCTACTGTTGTTGGACAACATTGTCCTCCAGTATTTAAAAAATATTTATTGCCAAGTGCGTTACCCGTTGTTGAAGCATTACTCTTTGATAAAATTAATAACTCGCCGTAATCAAACAACCCACCCACGTCTTTCATAAAAGCTGGAAAATTACCATCAGAAGTAATCCCCAAATTTTGCGGTGTTTTTATATAATTCCAATAAGGATATGTGTCGCCAATATCAATACTTCCCATATATTATAGCAAATAATATTCTTTATGAAATATGCTAATCAGATGATGTATTAGTATTTATTGATTTACTTTCTTCTTGTGGATTATAATTGGGTGGAATATTTTGTTTTGAATACGAATTCAATTGATTTTGCATCGTTTGAACTTGACTACTTAAATTTGTTATTTGAGTTTTTATTCCACTACAGTCACAATTTGAAATATCTGTTTGCAATGACATTATATTTCCTGCATTTTGTTGTGATAAAATTGCTGGATCACTTGTATTATATGGTTGATATTTTACATTATTATTGTTACTACTACCATTTTCCAATCCTTCTCTTACACTAAAATATATATATATTTGATAAATAATTAATAGAGAAAAAAATATGATTAAATATTGAATCAACATTATTATATATATATTATATAATAATGTCTACTAATTTGGCGTATTAATTTTATATACTTGCAATTACCATTTTTTTGAATAATTATTTTTTTTATATTTTCTATAATTTTTTTTCGTTTTTATTTTTTTTGATTTTTTTCCTCCTATTGTTGCTTCTATTTGTGGTCCTGCATTGGTTTGTGGCTCTGTTTGTGATGCTTTTATTTGTGGTCCTGCATTGGTTTGTGGCTCTGTTTGTGATGCTTTTATTTGTGGAGGTTGTGCTTCTGATTGTGGTGCTTTTATTTGTGGAGGTTGTGCTTCTGATTCTGCATTGGTTTGTGGCTCTGTTTGTGATGCTTTTATTTGTGGAGGTTGTGCTTCTGTTTGTGATGCTTCTATTTGTGGTCCTGCCTTGGCTTGTGCTTTTGTTTTTCTCTTGGCGTTCGCTCGTTCCGTTGCTTTTATGAATTTATTATGTTCTTTCATGGCTATTTCTGCTGCCTTGGCTCTTTCTTCTGCTTCTGCTTTGGCTTTTTCTGTTTCTGCCTTGGCTATTTCTGCTTTGGCTTTTTCTGCTTTGGCTTTTTCTGCTTCTGCCTTGGCTTTTTGTTTTTGTTCTTTTATCTCCACTTCTCTTTTTTTCTGTTCTGCGTTATACGTTTTATACATTTTTTTTGCAGCATCAGTTATTATATTTGTTCCATTTACTTGTTTTATAATTTCACGAAAAGAATCTAATTTACGTTGTTTTGTAATAGACATTAACGTCAACAATTTTGTTGTAAATGCATTATAATATGATTTAATCTGACATCCTATATAATTTCCACTTGATGGAGAACTAAAATATAATAATATAAATCTTATAGCATTTTCATAAGTTTGTTCTATGGTAGCAAAATCTTTCATTTTCTTATTATTTATGGTCATAGGTGATAACATTTCATTATAACTATTTTCATAAATTGTAATGTCTTTTAATATCGTATTATTATTATAATAAATAATATCACATTTATCATTTTGATTAAATTTTAATTTTGCGGTTTTATATAAATTTTTTTCAGGTTCTAAATTTGGATATATTAAGTTAAACATTATCTTTGTAAATGTATTCAAATAAATAGAGGTTGGTATATCATTCTCTATTGTATCAGGAATTTTATTCCCTAATTGTTGTGCATCTCTTGCAGAACGATTCAATTGTGTTGACGTAGTATTACCCAAAATATTATAATTAATCTTATTTGCTAATAAAAATAATAATCTATCCAATGAATTGTCATTTTTAGATTTTTCTAATAATTTTATTAATATTTCAGAATTCATATCATAATTATATTTATGGGTTTCCAATTCATTGTTAATTATACTTTCTGATGATCGAAAACCATCCTTTATCATTGTTTTTAAATCGTCTAATTTTATAATTATCCCATTTAAATACTTTATTGGATGAGGTTCACTAATAGGTCTTACCAATTTTATATCTTTTTCAACTATAGAACCACTATCTTTAGGTTGAATAAAACAGGTTGTTATACCTTCGTTGGTTGTTTTCATTCTTTTTATAATTCCTTCACTTTTTACATAACCCAATATATTAAAAATTGCACCAGACCATGTCTCTGCGTCATTAACATAATATACCTTGTCTCCCTCTCCAACAAAATTTCCTACACATAAATTATCAAACACATGTTTGTTGTTGTATTTATTATTTTCATTTATATCTAATTTAAATATAAATATGTAACAACCGTCGTCGTTATGAACCACTGTATTTTCTTTAGATAGTTCTCTTATTTCAACCTCACTATTTTGTTTCTCTTGAGCTATAATTTTTTCATTTAGTTCATTCATTTTTTCTTTTTTTTCTTCTTCTTCTTGAATCTGTTCATCTTCATCATCATCATTCATATTATATTGATTAATGCGTTCATTGATATCGTCATCCCCACCACCTTTCATTCCCATTTTTGTTTTCAAAAATTCTTTCATAGCCATATTTTTTGCTTCTACATCTGAATCCTCAGTTAATTTATTTGTTTGATATATTTCACTTAAATAACTTCTATATAAATCATTTTCAGTGCGTGTGAAATCAATAATAGGTATTTTATCTAAGAGTTGTTTTTGTATTTGTGCATATCTATCTGGGGTACTATGTCTTGCAATAACATAATTAACCAGTTGAATATCAAATAATGGATTGTTCGCTCGTAAATATCTACTTTTTTCATTAAGTATCTTATACCTTTCGTTTAATAATTTTATTTTTTCTTTTTCTTCATTCATTTCTTTCATCCTTTTATCATTTTTTTCGTCATTTTTGTATATTACTCTTGATAAGCGTGGTTGCATAACAATATTCATACCGCTACGCTTTTCATGAAGGGCTGTTCTCTCTACATTTACAACATTTTGAGGTGTGAAACTTTTACTTTTTTTATCTATATCTCCTTTATTTAAAAGGACATAATAACAATTATTAAAAATATCATTTTTTAAATCCGACATGTCTTTTGCAGAACACATATTAAAATTGTTAGACATGTATACATAAAATTTTTCATTCAATAAATTAGTTTCCATATATATATAATACTATCTTTCTCTATCAGTTCCTACATAATTCATAATCCCAGTTTTATTTCCACTCTTTGCGGAACTATTATCTTCAGAATTAACTTCAACATTAGAAATATTGTTTCCTAAAATTCCTGTATCTTCAGTATCTTCCGCAACCGAAATTGACGGTTGTGTAACTTTTGCAGTCAGTTGTGTAACTTTTGCATTAAATTCTTTCATAATATTCAATATCACTTTTTTTAAGTCAATATCTTCACGTTCTAACATTTTTTTTAATATTTCAATATATTGTTTGTCAATAATAATTTTTTCTGATATTGTATTATTGTCAATTATTTTAAAAGTACTTAT